ACCACTACGACTGGGAAACCAATTATCGACGAGATTATATTGACGGAGATAAATATTCCCTTCTCGCTAGCATGTGCGAAATGTTTGACGATAAAGAAGAAGCTTGGAATGATATCCGAAGGCGTGAACGCATGGAACAAGCTTGTTACGAGTGAAGGCAGGATACATCACCACTGCTCGGTTAGTACGAACACATTTAGATGTGCTCATCGTAAACCGAATCTGGCGCAAGTCCCTGCTGCACCTGAGTTTAGAGAACTATTTACAGCTTCTCCCGGGAAGTTAATGGTTGGCGCAGATTTAAGTGGTATCGAACTACGAATGCTTGCCCATTATCTTGGCAGATATGACGGCGGCAGATATGCAGATATTCTTCTTAATGATGATATACACCAAGTAAATGCCGACAAGATTGGTATTACTAGACGACAAGTTAAGACTGTCACATATGCCTTCTTGTATGGAGCAGGCAACGAAAAAATTGGAACCTCTTATGATAACACCCTCAAACCCAATGAAGCTAAGAAGAAAGGCAAGGAAATTAGAGAAGCGTTTGTTTCTGCAATCGAAGGTCTCGCTGACTTATTGGGAGCGGTTTCAGCTAAGTCTACTAATGGGTGGCTCTTAGCTATTGATGGAAGAAGAGTTTTAGTCGACAGTCCACACAAAGCATTGAACTATCTTTTACAGTGTTCCGCAGGAATCGTAGCGAAGCGTTGGATGGTCATAGCAAATGCTGGTCTAAACCAACTTCACACACATCAACTAGCGTTCGTTCACGACGAATTGCAATATGAATGTCCACCACATGAAGCCTTTGGAGTTAGAACAATACTTGAAGATTCAGCAGTATTAGCTGGCGAATATTACCAACTACGTTGTCCCATAGCAGCCGAAGCAAAAGAAGGTTCGACATGGTACGACGTGCATTAAATATGAAATTATTAATTGATTGCGACTATATAGTCTATAAATGCTGTGCATCAGCAGAAACAGAAATGGATTTTGGAGATGACGTAATAGTTGTAACTTCTAACTTCTCAGATGCGATGAAATGCGTAAAAAGAGATTTAGACAAGATCCGAAATGAATTAGGTTCGTTTGATGATGAATTGATATTGTTTTTTACAAGTCCTAATAATTTTAGGAAAAAAATTCTGCCCGATTACAAGGGTCATCGACAACGAAAAAAGCCCTGTGGATTTAAACGTGTCATACAGGAACTAAAAAAAGAATACAAAGTTATCCTCAAAGATACACTTGAAGCTGACGATGCGTTAGGTATTTACGCAACAAAATATCCCGGAAATATTATTGTCTCTCCTGACAAAGACATGAGACAGATTCCCGGAAAATTATATGACTTTAAAGAAACTGTAGAGATTACTCCAGAAGAAGGAGCAAGATGGCATCTTATACAAACCATGGCAGGCGATAACACTGACGGTTACGCAGGTGTGCCCGGGATTGGAGTTAAGAAAGCTGAAAAAATCTTTTCAGAAAAAGGATACACATGGAAAGCAGTCGTTGAAACCTTTGAAGAGAAAGAAATGACTGAAGAAGATGCTCTTGTTAACGCAAGGCTCGCAAGAATTTTAACTACTGACGACTACGACCATGACAAAAGAGAACCGATCCTCTGGCAACCTTTGGGACAGTACGAAATTGACCCTCCATCAGGACTTAGAGATGAGAGAGATCCAGTTAGCACTGTATGAAATAGATAAAGAAACCATGATGGAACTTTATATGAGGTTACAAGAACA